GTGCAGAAGTACACCAGCGGAATACGCAAGGCACTCGCTTATTTCACGTATGCGAGGCTTTTTCGTGCCGATGGCACAATTGTAAGCCGAGCAGGTGGAATGCGCCACAGAGACGATTATTCAGACCATGTTCAAGACGTATCGAGCAACAAGCAGTACAACGACATCATGGATATGGCTGAGAGATATTTATCAGATGCACTCGAATACCTCAAGGCATTCACCCAGAAAGGGGAAGTGAAGGCACAGCGAGGAACGAGGGCACATATTCACGCAATAGGCAACTAAAAGCACATAAGGCATGAACGAGGATATTCAAAAAATGCTCCGTATGGCAGAGCAGATACGAGACGCAACGCAGGCTGGGGAGAACACAGCGGTGCGTGTCGGCACGGAAATTTACGACATCGTTGTCGAGTTAAACAAGATGCTCGCCATGATGGACGATAAACTGGAGAACGATGCGGTCGTTAGGATTATCAAGAGTGAACTCGCCAAGATAACAATAACGGAAGCGCAAATTGCGGATGGGGCGATAACGGCAGCGAAGCTTGCCGATGGCTCTGTAAAGAACAGACACCTAGCACCCGATTGTGTTACCTCAGACAAACTCCAGCCGGGAGCTGTCAAACACGACCATCTGACCGAGGACTGTATATCAACTGGAAACATCAGAGACGGCAGCGTGACAGCAAAAAAACTCGGCACGGATATCTACAAGGATATCTCAAACAGAGTGACCGACATCGTGACGAAGGACTTCCCTCCAGCAATCACGGAGGAACAGATAACAGATATTACTAGTAAATAACAATTTAAAACAATAGATTATGCAATTTTTAGACGCAATTGGACTTGCTTCCTTTTGGGAGAAGATTAAGAACTGGGCTAATTCTAATTTTTTTAGCAAGAGAGGTGGTGAAATTCACCCTAAAATCGGTTTGCAGTATACGATTGACGGAGAACAACTAAGTATAACAAAATCTGGTGAGGAAAATGAAACTATATCTATTTTCAATGTGGATGAAAATAGAATGGAAGCCATAGCTATCGTGAAGAGTGGTGGTACTGCAACCCAAGTGTTGATGGCAGACGGAAGTGTGAAAACTTTGAATGCTAGCAATGGCATCGCCGGACTTGATTCAAAGGGCAATGTTCCATTAAGTCAATTAGGTAATCTTGATACTACAGTTGCAGAAGTAGTAACTGCTCTTCCTACAACTAATATTAAGAAGCATATTTATCTTATTAAAGATGCTAGTGGTGTTACACAGAATCAATATGAGGAATATATTTATACTGGTGATACCAGTGCAACTTATGATGCTTCAAAATGGGAGAAACTCGGAGACTTCCGTGCTACAGTAGACCTTGCAGATTATGCTAAAAAGAGTGAGACAGTTAACTTGAGTGAAATTAAAGTGATCCAAAACGTTCTCGATTCTACACCACAAGGACAGGTACTAAAGCAGGTTATATGTTTCTCTGCTATAAAGGGTGGCACTAGGGTAGAAATAGCACTTGAAGATGCCACATCAAATATGGCAGGCTTAATGTCTATACGTGACAAGAATAAATTGGATAGAATAGCTGAGGGCGCCAATAACTATTCCCTTCCACTTGCAGCCAATGGTACACGAGGGGGTATTCAAGTAGGTTATACAGCCAACGGAAGAAACTATCCAGTGCAGTTGAGTGGAGAGAAGGCATACGTTAACGTTCCATGGACTGACACGAATACCACATACGGTTTAGCTACATCTAAAACTGATGGTCTTATGAAGGCTAGCGATAAAGCTAAGATTGATAGTATTGATACAACATACACTAAGAAGAGTGAGAACATTCAGCATGTAAATGTGAATCCAGATACAACTAGTAACCGAAATGGAGTTGAGTTAGAATTTACTAATGTAGATGAAGACCCAATAGTTTATGCATACATTCCTGAAGTTACAACTATGAGCTGTGGTGTCATGAATGTACATGATAAACTCAAGCTTGACGAAATAGATTCAAGAGCTACAGCAGACAGCGCAATCCCAACATCGGTAATTGATGCATTAAAATAGAAAGGAGGTTTGTATGAATTTCTTAGATGAAAGTGGACTAAAGAAGCTTTGGACGAAAATAAAAGCAAGTTTTGGCACAGCTATTGTTAATAATTATGATTATAGAAATGAACTAGACAATGCAGGATATATAAGTATTCCGTTTGTTACAAACCATCAGATTGTTAGAATGGATTATTCAAGGAATATCAACGTATATAATTGGTTTCAAAATGCGTCGAAAGGAGGCATCCTAGAGATAGTCTTTGCAGGAGCGCAAGGAGGTAACACTTATTGCACTAACAAGGACAATGTTAGCTTCATATATCAAAGGGGCATGTCATCACATGGTCCACTTCTTAATAAGATTAATGTTTTGAACACGGTATACAATACCTATACCCGCTTAATCAAGACAGATGATGATAAACTTGTTGTTGTAGAGTTTGTTCAAAACCAATAAAATTGTATAAATAAAATAAATTATTATGAGAAATAAAACAGGTAGAGCAAAACCAGTAACTCCTAAAGCAGGAGTTACTAAAACCTCAAGAAAATATGCTTGTGGTGGTAAACTCGAACTATAAGTAGCTGAGTTTAGAAATTTTAAAAATAGATATATGAAGAAGAATAAGAAACAATTACATGAAGCACTGGCTGTGCTTCTTACTAAATTATCATCAGCAAGGGACAATCCCTTGCTGATGGATAACTACGCAGTAAAAGCCTTGCGCACGGTTCTTTTGGATTTCAAGGAATCGGGCGAGCTTCACGAAGCATACAAGGAGCAGATACAATCCACGCTGGAGAGTGACAACCCCTGGTTAGCTATGATGATGAAGTCAATTGGCGCAGATTCTACTATTAAGAAGGGCATGACCGATGAAGCCATTGACGGCATGATTGATTCTATGTTGGGCAACGATTAAAACATTTTATTATGAATGACAAGGAGAAAGAACTATGGCGAGTTATAGACAACGTAATCAAGTGTTGTGCCATTGAACTACCGAACGGAGAGTTGAGCATTACGAGAGAAGACGTTCTCGGCAAGTCGAGAGCAGAAAACCTCGTTATGGCACGATGTATGGTCGTTGAGCAGATGATACACGCAGGGTTCAGTATTACGACCATTGCGACCGTATTAAACCGCACCGTTTCAGCAGTGAGACATCTGAGCAAGATGGCTTACACCTATATCAGTACGTCTCGAGTTTATCGACTTGCCACGGCACAAGCGACCCTTCTAAACAAGGACGTAGAGCCGATTTGCATTTAAGAAACAAAAAGAAAATAACCAAAAGCGTTCTTTGACAATAATTCGATAAATACCCCTGCACTAACTTTTTGGAGCGAGCCATAAATCAGAGTATCTTTGCAGCGGATTCCAGTATTTGGCTTCCGTAACGTAATTAACTCAAAATTATATGGCAGACACTATCGAGAAAGTTTATTGCACTGGGGACGGTGGCAATGACAACCTAGCAGCAGCCTTGCTCGCTAGAGGTAGAGACAATGATCCAGCGACTATGCTGGCAGCAATGAACGGTGGTATGGGTGGAGGTTGGAACAACCCTTTCGCCTACATGATGATGCTCGGAATGTTCAGATTCATGTATGGCGATGGATGGAACAACGGACAGAACGGAAACGTTCAGAGAGCCGAAATCCAGTCTCAGATTGACAGCCTTCGCAACCAGATGGCAGACAACCACAACAGCGACTTGTTGATGGGAGCAATCCAGGGCAACAACCAAGACTTGAAGACCTTGGCGGCTAACTTGAACTGCGACTTCAACGCATTGCAGGCTTCTGTTTGCGGCATTCAGGCAGGCATCCAGCAGATAAGCGGACAAGTTGGTTTCAGCGCAGAGCGAGTAATCAACGCAGCGAACCTCGGAAACCTCAACATCATCCAGCAGTTGAAGGACTGTTGCTGCACCACCCAGCAGAACATCAACCGTATGGGCTACGAGAACCAGCTGGGGCAGAAGGACATCATCAACGCAATGCAGCAGGGGTTCTGCTACACCAATACTGGGCTGGAGCGAGGTTTCAGTAACCTCGGCAACCTCATCCAGACGGTCGTTTGCGACTTGAAGAACTCGGGCAAGGACAACACCCAGCGCATCGTTGATGTTCTCAACAACCACTGGCAGCAGGACTTGCAGATTCAGCTCGAGGACAGCAAGCGCAGAGAACAGACTGGTTTCATTATCCAGCAGCTGAAGACCACCACAACCACCACTGGAGCGTAGTAGGTCCAAACAAAATCTATCAAGGGGCAACTCGCTGTGTTATCAGTGAGACCCCTTTTTGTCTATTTATCGAATTATCTAAAAAGAGCGCATTATGGAATTTAAAAATATTCAGAGAAATCACCCGGTCTATCTGCTAGACAAGCAGACGGTGGAAGTTAAGGAAGGCAAGGTCGTAGACAACCAGCCGCACATCAACACTGGCATCGCAACCATTTCCAGCAGCGGACAGCCCATGCGAGACGTGACAATCGAGGTGGAGGGAAAGCAGACCATCTACACCATACCCGAACACCTCGGAGTTACCTTTGCAGGCGAAACCGTACTGGCAACCGACAAGGCAGACCTTTTGCCCGAAGTCGGGAAATTGGTAAATGAAGCCGATGAGATAATCAAGGCATACGAGCCAAGCAAGGAGCGTAAAGCCAAGGGCGAAGAACTTCTCGCAGCTTTGAACCCGGCCATCAAGGAGAAGCAGGAAACAGAAAAGCGCTTCAAGGCTCTTGAGGGCGATATAAGCGGCATTCGTGGCATGGTTAAACAGTTACTCGACAAACTAGGATAGGAGGGCGCACAATGAAGAAAATAATCGTTATGCGCCATTCTTGCGATAGCGAGGAAGAGCGACACCAGCACCAAGAGAGCGACATCATCCACGGCTTACCATACGAGAAGGCAGCAAAGGCACTCATGGGAGCCAGCGGATATGTGGCATACGTTGCCAAGCACGGCTACCACTTCACGAAGCAGCTAGCAATCAAGGCAAGCGAGCAGATGAAGAACGTAGACGGAACGAGCCACCGTTGGACGGTAGACGAAATCCGTTTGGCGACAAACAACGAGATAATCTCCAAGGGCGCAACCATCGGGGATATTCTCTATTTGGCTAATATGGCTTATGCGGACTTCTACCCGAAGGTAATCAAGACCGAGAGCGACTGCGTACAGTATGCTATTGCCGTAGCCAGTGATCCGGACGGATACGAGGGTATGGCATTCTGCAGGTGGACGGCAGACATCATCGGAAAGGGCGTTACCATCGACTGGGAAAAATTGGAATAACCCAAAAAAATAAATTGATATGAACGAAGTAATTCAGACATTTGCGGTGGAGCACCTATACCGGTTCGCTTTCATCGTTTCACTATGTATGGCGGCAATGCTTGTCGCCATGGTGGTAGATTTAATTTTCGGAGTAAGGAAGGCGAAGCGGAATGGAGAAGCCACGACCAGCACTGGCTTAAAGAAGACCTGCGACAAAGCGAGGAAGTACTTCTCTCCTTTCATGGCGACCGTCTGCATTGACATCATCGCAGCATGCGCCAACCTTCAAGTTCCGATTTTCTCGATGCTGTGGGCAGCGTATTGCGTCTTCTGTGAGTTTATTTCGATACGTGAGAAGGCTTGGCAGAAGGCAGAGATACGCAAGCAGGAGCGCACGATGAAGGTAATACTGGAGAACAAGGAAGACATCGCCAAGACGCTGATACAATTACTTAACCAAGAACAGAAGGAAGGAGGAGATAATGAGGATAACTAGAGCGCAACTTCTAAAGGTAATGCCGAATGCAGGCAGCAGGGCAGACACCTACCTTCCAATCATCAACGGATGGGCAGAGCATTTCCACATCAATACTCCTCTGCGTATGGCGCACTATCTCGCACAGATTGCCCACGAAAGCGGAGAGTTGAGATACACCAAGGAACTGGCAAGCGGCAGAGCCTACGAGGGCAGGAAAGACCTCGGCAACACCCAGCAGGGCGATGGCGTGAAGTATAAGGGCAGGGGATTGATACAGATTACCGGACGAGCCAACTACCGGAAGTATGCCAATTATTGCGGATTCGATGTTGTGGGCAGTCCCGAACTTCTGGAGCGTTCTCTGGGAGCAACGAAATCCTCGATGTGGGTATTCGACACCTTCGGCTGCAATGAGTTGGCAGACCAAGACAACTTGAAGGCTATCCGCAGAAAGATAAACGGAGGGTACAACGGACTGGCAGCCTGCGAGAAGTATTTGAAGCGAGCCAAGGAAGCCTTGAAAATCAAGGTGCTTGTATAATAAACACATCAATCTAACGTTTTAAAGTATGGAAAATAGAAGGAAAGGGCGAAATTTGCGTTCTGTGGCGTTATTTCTCGTCATGCTTATAATTACCCCACTTTTAATTTTGGGCTGTTCCTGCGCCAAAACAGCGCAAAATAACACGGTTTATCACGACAGCACACACACCAGTGCAAGACGTGACAGCGTGAACCAGCGACAGATCCACTGGCAGGACACCCGGCAGGGCGACACCGTAATCAAGCAGGACAGCGTGCTGGTGTACATCAAGGGCGACACTGTAATCAAAGAGCGGTGGCACAATCTTACGACCACCAGATGGAAGACAACGACCAAGACGGACACCATCGTGGGCGACATTTACACATTCGTGACCGACACCATAAAGGTCAAGTATTACGTGAACCGATACAAGACAAAGGAGGTAGAGAAGCCAGTGGGCACATGGCACAAGATAAGATTATTCGCTGGCGATTGCGTATTGCTATTCCTGACAATCTTTGCGGTTTGCTGGATAAAGGAGCGCATCAAGAAGAGAGTTCAATAGGTTCAATCATAATGTCAATCTTAAGAAGGGCAGGAAGCGCAGGAGAGCGTTTTTCTGCCCATTTTTGTGAGAAGAACACTTTTCATTGAGAGAAAAGGGGTAGGGGATATGAGAGTTAGATTATATTCATTCTAGCTAATGCGTGCAGGCTGTTATTATATAGAGCGTGGAAAACTACCCTAGAACGACCAAAAACGACCAAAAATAGCCGTGCTTACGACATAAACAGCCAATAAAAGTTAAAATATTAATATCTTTCGGGAAAAGTTTTGGTGGAACCGAAAAATATTAATATCTTTGCACCGTGTTTAGGAAATAAGCACACTAAACATTCAGTAATTTAAGCCCTAGGCAACACGGTCAAGCCAAAGAAAATGAAAAAGTCAAATTCAAACGTTTTAGAGTTCACTACAAAGTTCATCAACTCAAACTTTCGTATCAAGGTCTTCGGACGCACAGAGGATGGCAAGAAGATAAACACACTCGTAGGAGTAAGCGGAATTTTGAAGCTCATCGGTGCAGAACTCTTCAATAAGTTTATCAAGCGAGCATTGAAGGCTGGTATGGACGCTTGCCGCTGCGCTTTGAGGCGTGGACTTGTAGTTACATTGTATGCTAAGTAATCAAGGGAGGACAGAGAAATGGCAAGAGCAAAATATTACATCAAGAAACAGGTTGAAGGCGAGGAAATCGATGAGTTGGCAAACTTTACACGCAAGGACCAGGCAGAGCGATTCTTGAACGGCTTGTTTAGGGAATATAGAAAAACCGATAATTTTTATCCTCACTGGGTACGCCAAGGTTATTTCAAGACTGAATTTGCATGCTTAGGATTGAATCGCACAACAGAGTATTGGATTGAAAAGTATTAACCAGCAGGGCGCAAGCCCTGCACAATATATCAAGATATGAAACAATACATTTTGAACGGCAAAAATAGCCTTGGGCAAGTTGATAGTCACATCGAAGACTACAGAACCAAGGAGATAATGGAGGAAAGGTTTTCTCGAATTAAGAAAACCTTCAGGAACAACCCATTTGCAGAAATGATGGAAGAAGGAGACCGACACTTCAAGGTTAAAATGGGTGGAGTGACATACAAGTATTACATCACGGAACGAGAAATTTAAATTTGGCAAGATATGAAGGAATACGACAAGATACCAGCACAAGCAGTGGTTGAGGTAACGACCAGCTGGGGAAGAACCTGCCTGCGAGAGATAGGGCGAGACCTAAAGGAAGGCACGGTGCTCGATGGCTATTATTATCCGGTAAGCAAGGCTTTCGACTTTAATTGGAAGGGAGAGGGAGCAATGCTGTGGATCGGGGACAACGGAAGGCTTGTCAGTCTCGGAGAAGGACAAAAGCATAAATACATGATGCTTGGTCGTCTATTATCCGATTGCAAGTACTTCCTTTGCAACCCATACGAGAGACACCTCTATTTTCCGAGCATCGCCAGGCATTGCAAGGAAATGCGCCAGTACTGGCTGGAACTGAATATCAAGCCGGAGTGGTTATCTTATAAGCAGATTGGCAGGCTTGAGCACAAGATGAACCGAATGAAAACGAAGTTAGATAGGAAATTTAAAAAAGACTTGCATGAAGAATAAGGTTTATATAATTATTAGTTTTCGTGACAAGGTTTTCTCTCTATACTGGGAAGATGGGGTAATGTACAACCCTAGGTGTTGCTACGAATTTGATTGTACGGAAGACGAATTGCTTCATCTAATAGAAGATTACGAAAGCGGAGAGCCAAGAAGATATTATCCTGCCATGGGAAAATTGCACATAGAAACGCTAACTCTCGATGAATGGATAGAGAATGATGAATGGTTAAGACAAAACTTAAAATAACATGGAGAATAATAGAAGAAACATCAAGAGAACGAAGAAGGGTGCAGGCGCAACGGTCAAGCTGGTTGGCATACAGATAGACAACGACCTGCTGCCTTTCCTCAACGCATTGCCCAACAAGTCACGATTTGTCAATGATTTGTTGAGGAAGAAATTTTTTGGCAAATAATTTGGTGGTTTCAAAGGAAAAGCGTACCTTTGCATCACTGAATGTTTAAAGTGGTCTCCACTTA